GAGGCACTGCAACAGAAGTTGTTTAAGCGATTGAATGATCTCGCGGCCCACAAACCGACGAATCTGGAATCGGACGAGGACCGACACCAGCGACATCGAAGCGAGCGGATGCTGGATGAGGTCACGACGTCTCTGATTAGAAACGGACTCCACGCAACCAATTGCACGATGGATGAATTCGGCTGTGGAATTCGCCACAGTGCCCGGAAGATTTGCGACGGTATCAACCAGGCCGACGCAAAACATTAACCATATTGTTGACATCAACAAAAAGGTAGGAAACAGATGCCAAAAGGCGGAGCGAGACCAAATTCGGGGCCAAAGATTGATCCACTCGGGTATCTGGTCCCGTTTACGCTGAGGATTCCAAAGGCATTGCGAGACCGCTTAGAATTGCTGTCAATTGACACGCAACGGCCTGCACGGCAGGTACATCGTGAAATGGCAGAGATCTTGATTGAAAGCATGACGCGACCTAGCCAGCGGTGAACACGAGGTTTGCACGTACCACGCTGGCAGGTTTTTAAAACATCTACTTACGGGGAATGTCCAATGAAAATCAGGGTTGATTTTGACAATGAGCCAGAATTGCCGGATTTCAGTGAATCTGAACTTGAATCAATAGCAATCTCGTGCTACGGGCAAGACGCCAGAAGCATCGCAATCTCGCTGGGTAGGGTGCTCGAAGCGTTAAGCTCTGTGTCTGTTGGTAAAATTGTCGGTCAAATGGTCGATTTGCTCAATCGCGATGAGCAGCAACAGATTGCAACGGACATTCTTGGGCAGTGGGGATCGGATATTATCGACAGTGTTGGGAAAACGGCAGAAAGCGAAGTCACCAACAAAGATCACGGTCGGCCTTGAACTTTCACACCACAAGGGGATTGACATGTTTTGGACTGGAATGATCGTCGGCTGGATTGTTGTTGAGGTTGCTGGCACGTTTGCCTGGTGGCTGTGGTGCTGCTGGAGGGACCATTGCAATGATCGAACTTGAAGCCATGATTCGATGCGGAGTGATAGTCATACTGGTCGCGGTGACTGGTAGGATTCTTGGAGTGTTTGAACATCACGGAGGATGACATGGCAGGTTTAGTTTTGACGTTTCGGTTGGGTCAACGGGTGTTTTTGATGAATCCTGACGGATCTGAAATTGAGGTCGAGTTTGTTCGTCATGGTACTGATGCAATTCGAATGCGGTTCGTGGCTCCAAAAAACGTAAAAATTGAAAGGGAAAAGTCTCGTGCCAAGAAAACCGCCCAGCAAGAAGAGTCGGCAAGAATTGATTGCGGATCTGTCAGCACAGCTTGCGTTACCCGAGAATAAGCAGGAACTCAATGCCGGTAGGGCTGTGTATAGGTCTCTCTGTAGTATTCACGGGCACGACATTCCGTGGGAAGACTTAGACTTGGCATCGCGAGTCAACTGCCACATGGTTGCTCAATCGGCAATCGCTACGGTGCTGAACAGTGGATACAGTTTCTCGGGGAAGAATTTAGGAGGGGAAGATGACGAGACCGTCGAGTGAGGTTCAGGCTGATTTGGATTTGGCGATTAAAACCGTCAAAGACATCCGCAAGCGATTGTCTGTGTTGAGGGCTGAAGAATCCGAGTTGCGGAAAGACGAAAGTACGTACTGCGACAAGTGGAATGAGCCTGGGATCATTAGCAACCTGAAGCACGAGTTGCAGCGAAGCAAAGCCGTTGAATTGTCTTACGCGGTCAATGCAATTCCAGTTGTGTTCACTCGCGATCATGAATCATGCGTAGTGACAAAAGTCACTGCGAAACAAATTCATTGTTGTGCGAGGGACGGAAGTTCTGGCTTTAAGACAGATTTAACTGGAAAGATTCACACGAAAACACACAGCACTCAATTTATCGACATGCAAGCTACGTTCGGCAAGGATTCTGTTGAACCGAATTCAATCAAGACTGGCATCGTACTGGAATCCAAGCAATGAAACGACCGTCAAGTGACCGAGCGGCCAAAGCGTGCAAACGCTACATTGACGCAAACAACGGTCGTTCAGAGTTAAGCGGAAGTCGTTCAAGACAATGGCTTGAGGTTCACCATATTTACGGTCGAGGCAGGCCGGACGAGCATGACTGGTTTTGCAATCTGATCTTACTGTCAAAGGAGGAGCACAACCACCTTCACGATTGCAGTCCTGCTGTCATGGAAGTCGAATGCCTATGGGCCAAATGGCAAAAGCACGCGACTCAACTCGACCCGTCGTCTGATCCAGAGTACATGGACTGGAACCCCGAGGCGTTGTCGAAGATTTGCGGTTGCGTCAACTTGCTTGGGCGACTGGAAGGGATGATTCGCCCCAAGTTATTGATGATTTCCGAGGATGTCGGCGGATGGGATTCAATCATAACAAAATGCGATGAACTGATTGCAGAACTCACACAATCCGCATAGAATCCGTGACTCAATCGCGTGCAGGCGATTGAACGAATCACAAATCAGCGAGGGAAACCTCGTTTTGCCCGCAACCTGGAGCTGCACACTCCCGATTGCGGGTTTTCTTTTTGGAGATCCCGATGCTTTCGATCCGTGATGTTGTCGTTGACTCTGAACTCGAATCCCTGCTGAGACCACTGAATGAAGATGAGTCAAACAAACTCACCGCGTCAATTTTGCGGGGGTGGACCGATGAATCAATCAAGGTGTGGCTGGGTCACAATCTGTTGATTGACGGCCACAACCGATTCAAAGTCTGGCAAACAGCACTCAATTCCGACCCCGACAACGCCCCCGCGATCGTTGAACTTCCCTTCGAGTCGATCGAAGACGTGAAGGTCTGGATGGTGGACAACCAACTTCAGAGAAGGAACTTGAATCCTGCTGAGGTGATTCAACTTATGTTGTTGCAGTCCGGCGAGTTACAGAAAATTGCGAAGCGGAATTTGACTCGCGGCGGTTCGGGTTCTGAACCTTGTACCAATTGGTACAAGGTTGATGTTATTGAAGATGTGGCCAAAAAAAGCGGCGTTGGACGAATGACGGTTGCTCGCGCAAAAAAGGTTTTCGACAAAGGAACACCCGAACTCAAAAACAAAATGCTTGCGGGCGAAACGTCGATCCACGCGGCATACCAAGAGGTGAAGCATGCCGAGAAAGAAGAGGAAGAGGCAACCAGTTTCGACGTTGACTCATTCGATGTTGTTCCGACACCTTCGGAAAACGAGACAGCAAAAAAAGCACTGGACAAGGCGACTGGCGAACTCAAGCGGGTAATTGAATCTCTTGAAAGTCTCCATGGGGTGTTTATTCGATGCTTGGACAAAGCGAACGCTCAAAAAGCTGTGGCTAACTTTCGCTACTTTGAGAACTCAGCACGGCGTTTGCACGATGAAATTACGCCATGCGTCAAGACCATGCGAGAGATTTCCAAGGCATGGAACGAGCAAAGAAAGGTGTGACATGGTTGCGCAGTACGTTCCGAATCCTGCTGACTGGCCGCATCAATCCTATGCGGTCACGGAAGCCGTCAGGATGATCAACGAAGGTTGGACAAGGTTTTGTATTACGTCGCCAACTGGGGGAGGGAAGAGCCGGATAATTCAGAGATTGTGCGAGCACTGGGCACAGCACGAAAAGACGGCCATCGTCATGAGCAATCGGCGATTGCTTACCGAACAACTTCTTCAGGGCTTGCACAAAAGCGGAATTGATGTTGGTTGTCGTGCGGCAGGATACGAGGCGTGGACAAACCCAAGTGCGTTGGCTCAGGTTATTTCGGCACAAACAGAGTCGTCTCGGGTGTTCAATCGACGGGAGAAGCACGGAATCGACGCTCAGTTGCATCCTGGCGACTTGCTGATTGTTGATGAGGCCCATATCCAAAAGGGATCAGAAGCACAAAAGATCATCAACGAATACGCAAGCATGCATGAGGCGTTTGTTGTCGGTATCTCCGCCACACCGCTCGGTATCGGAGGGATTTATACAGACGGATTGATTGTCGCTGGGAACAACGCTCAGTTGCGGGACTGCGGGGCGTTGGTTTGGGCGAACCGATACGAACCAGCAATCATGGATCTTGGCAAGATCTACAAGAAAAAGACCGGCGTCATTTCGCAGTCAGCGGCGGACACAGCCGCAAGATCGATCTGGACTCAGGTCGTCGTTGCAAACATTCTTGGATCGTGGAAGAAACTAAACCCTGATGCGAGGCCAAGTATCGGCATGGCCCCAGGTGTGAAAGAATCGCGGGGACTGGCTCAGGAATACTGGAGTCATGGAATCAACGCGGCCCACATTGACTCGGGTGGAATTTACGTCAACGGATCATACAAAACTACAACCGAACAGACAGACCGGGATGAGTTGTTTGCGATGCTGAAGGACGGAACCGTCAAGCAGATTTGGAATCGGTTTGTTTTGCGAGAGGGGATTGATCTTCCGTATCTGTATTGCCTTCAACTCGCTACACCAATCGCCAGTTTAACTGCGTACCTTCAGACTTGCGGTCGAGTCTTGCGGTCTCACCCCAGTAAGAAACTGGCGAGGATAATTGATCATGCCGGTAACATTCACAATCACGGAAACCCGAATCACGACAGGGACGCTGACTGGCGGCAATATTTCTTCGAGCAAGACGAAACGAAAATCACGAAGGACCGTCGGGAGCGACAGCAGAACCCAAACAACAAAGAGAAGAGCGAGATCACATGCCCCAATTGCGGAGCAATGCGGCAATCGGGGCCTAGGTGTCCAGGGTGTGGGTTTGAACACGCTCAATCCGTTCGCAAGATCATTCAGGAAGACGGAACCTTGCGACTTTCAAAGGGAGACGTGTACAAAAAACGCCGCACGAAGATGACGTCGGCCACAGAGAAGCAATGGGACTCTGTATTTTGGCGGTGCAAAAAATCTTCAATGACATTCAGCCAGGCAAGGGGATTGTTTTATCGGCAGCATGGATACCATCCCCCCGAAGGACTACCGAACATGCCAATCAATTCAGGGGATTGGAGCCGAAAGATATCGGCAGTGAGTTATGCGGATTTACACAAGAGAAAGGTTGGTGAATGATGGATGCGTTGCTGTGTCGGAGTTGCAAGCAAGTGGAGCAGAAGCCATGGAAGGACGACGGGGTTTTGTCGCCATACAACTCCTGCTCATGCTGCGGGTCATGCAGTATTAATGTGTCGTGGCTCAGGACTAAGGAACAGAAAAAAGAAGCTCTAATTGCAGAGCTCGAGGAGTTTGTTGAGTCCGCAAGGCGAGTTATGGCATTGGCGTCAATTGCATTTCCTGAGCGTCGGGCAATGCAACAACACGAAGACGGAACCGTGACAGAAGCGAACGTGTCGATTGATGTTTTGGGTGTTAAAGACCTGCTCCAGTCACTGCTTGCAGAACTGAAAACCTTAACGCGATAGATTGGTGAATGATGAGCGGCAAGAAATACACCCACAACATCAACCGCTTACCGAAAGGCTGGGTTTTGAAGTTTTGGGTCATTGGTCATTCGTGGGGATGGCTTAAATACCAAAACACTCCGGCAATTACAGCAGGTCAAATGAGGGAGATTTCACGATGGTGAGGTCGATGACGCTAAATGAGATCGCAACGATTCTGAGGCGACCATATGAGGTAGAGGTGTGCATCAAGGAAGGCGATAAATCGGTCTGCCAAGAAACGGAGCAACACACACTTGATGAACTGCAAAAACTTGTCGCAAACGATGGTTTGCTGATTTGTCGATTCCCCGAGTCTGGCGGGATGGTCGTAAGGCTTAATTGATACGAGGCGGAGAATGATGGCGATGAAAAACAAAACGAAGGGGATGACGAATGACAAAACAACAACAACAAATGATGCAGAAAGTAAAAAAAGTTGCGGAGGGTCCAATTGGTTGGGGTTTTGCAAACGTGCATGTTAACACGATTAAGCTTGCCTTGTCGGAAATCGAGCGACTCACGACAGAAAATCAGAGGCTGAAAAACAAATGCAATTCGCTCTGGCAGGCAATTAACCAGTCAACGCCGGAACATTACCCGAGCAAAGACGATTTAACATGGGAGGTGATTTAGTGACAGGCAAGCGAACGATTCAGCGATGTACCACACTGATTTACGATTTAGTGGTAGAGGAAAGCGACAACGGCGATTTCGTGGTATTTGAGGATCACGAAAGAATAGTCTCGGAAATGCAACACGAAGTCGAGCGGCTGAAGAATAAATGCAATTCGCTCTGGAGGGTCATACACCAACCAGAGCGCCAGCGTTGCCTGAGCAAAGACGATTTGAAATCGGAGGTGATTGAATGACGGAGGAAACTTGGGTACGACACTTGAAAGAAGAAGATATCTTGGAACTTCAATCGTTGATGTTGCTCCTTGCGGGGCGAAACATTGAGGAACGTGAATCGGCATTCAAGGGGATTTTGGAGATCCTGAATCCGGTGGTTGTTGGGGTGCGCATCATGGAGGCAGTTAAGCCCGCCTACGTTATTTCGGAGGCACTCGAAGCCCGAGATTGGGATATTACACAGTTTGTAGACCATTTGTTTTTTCGCACTTCATGGGGCGGATCTTCGAGGGCGAGAGCAATAACACTGTTGCGTGATCTGTTGGCTGGCGTGGAACGGATCGACGATCATGCGGCATCAATGCTATCTTTTGGGTTTGAATGCCCCTCCAAGTATTGGCTAGACATTCAGGTTGCGTACGACAACGCGAAAGGAACGAAGCAATGAAATCGAAGGTGAAAGTCGGCGGAATCTACCGTTCAAAATGGTCGGAAACCGGGATGTTCAAGGTGTTGGAGATCGAGCAGGGCGATGACCCTGAAAACGCAGCAGTGGTCGTGGAGTTCATTGAGGATCACCCGAAAGGGTACAAGGCTGGAAGTCACGGGCGTTACATGGTTTCAGATTTGCGGGAAGTGAGTGTGGCAGGATGACGGAATCCGTTGCAAAACTGAAGCGGAGAATCCACGCCTTGGAAAACCGTAATGCCATGTTACAGCAAAGGATTGACCGGGACTTTGCGATGTATCGAGACAATCTGTACGAGACGGTTGACATGAAAACAAAACTCCAACAAATTCAGGAGATCCTAAATGGCGATGAGTAAGCTACAATTGCTGGGGCTGTTTGCGGTATGGCAGCAGACGCCGGAGTTCATCGCGGCGTTGAATCCCGTTGACTTTTGCGGGCTTCAGGGATGGATTCAAAGATTCAAGACCGACAAAGCCAGTGCGATGGTGGCGTTGATTGAGCAGGAATTCGAGATCGGGTGGGACGGCAAAGACAAACTGTCTCCGCACTTGATTGCAGCAATGAAGGCGGACGCTGCGATCGACCAGGGGATGGCAGTGGCGATGGTCGAAATCAGCAAGGTTGAAGATGCACGGAAAGTTATTGCCAATCATCGAGGCGGATCAAGCATCAAGAAAGATACCTTGGAAGCGGCGCGAAAAACGATCATGGACTTTGGCAGGACTCCGATTGCACCTCCAAAGTAACGCTGCTATGATTTGTGTTCGGGATTCAAGCCTAAAGGGGAAATCATGACTGGGCAGAAAAAAACATCCACGGGAGGTCGTTCAACAGGAAATTGTTCCACGGGATATTGTTCCACGGGAGATCGCTCGACAGGAAATTTTTCAACGGGAAATTGTTCCACGGGAGATCGTTCAACAGGAAATTGTTCCACGGGATATTGTTCCGCGGGAGATCGTTCAACGGGAGATCGTTCAACGGGAGATTGTTCCACTGGAGATTGTTCCACTGGAGATTGTTCCACGGGATATGGTTCCACTGGAGATTATTCCACTGGAGATTGTTCCACGGGAGATTGTTCCACGGGAGATTTTTCCACTGGAGATTTTTCCACGGGAAATCGTTCCACGGGAAATTGTTCCACGTCCAACAACTCAACCGGACATTTTTCAACGATTGACGGACAGCCTTCGTTTTTCGACAAACCGTTCAACGGGACGTGGGATGAAGCAAATGCGTTGATTCCGTCTGTCGAACTGAAACTCGGGTCATATCGGGTTTTGTCCTTGCGAATGACCGAGCAACAAAAAGCCGATCATCCATCGCACGAGACAACTGGCGGAGTTCTGTTGAGTTACGATCACACCTACCACCAGGCGTGGGCGATTGCTTGGGCTGAAATGGATCAGGAGACACGGGATAGGTTCCTGAATTTGCCAAACTTTGACGCCGAAAAGTTTAAGCAGATTACAGGGATTGATACTGTCGCAGTGAACAAGCCAAGAAACGTCACGGTGATTAACGGGAAGACGTATCGGCTGGACAAAATCACAAGCGACCGAGGCATCACGATCATCGACGGGGAACTCTATCAATTGACGGAGGAAGTATGACCGAACTTATCACGGTGGTTCAACCACCAAAAAGCCTCGTGCAACAGGCGATGGAAAAGGACTGGGATATTGACCGGCTGACGCAGATCATTGCTCTTCAGATTGCACAAGAGAAGCGGAGTGCGGAAGCGGAGTTCAACCAATCGTTTAACGCGGCTCAGTCGGAAATGCCAAAGGTCGTCAAGGACAAAAAGAACACTCAGAAGAACACTCATTACGCTACATTGGAAGCGGTCGTTTCCGTGGTTACTCCAATCGCCACAAAGCACGGGCTTTCTTCTAGTTTCGGGGAAGTGCCGGCAACCGCAGACACAATTATCCCTGAAGGGTGTCGAAGGTTCGTGCTGAGGATCACTCATAAATCAGGGCACTTTCGCGAGTACGTCGGTGACTTTCCCGTTGATGGCAAGGGTGCGTTGGGCAAGGATGTCATGAACGCCATTCAAGGGTACGTCAGCACGGGATCATACGCTCAGCGTGTGATTACTTGCAGGGCATGGAACATTGCCCCATCTGGAACAGATGAAGACGGTAACGATGTCAGCGACACAATCACCACGGCACAGGTCGAAGTGCTGTCCAAGATGGTTGATACCATGAAGGAAAAGGGGATTCCGTTTGACTTGAAAAAGTTCATGACGTACCTGTCTCTTGCCGAGACCGATGGCCTGTCCAGTATTCCCGTGACAAAGTTTAACATGTGCGTCATGTCCCTGAGTGGCAAGATTGCCAAGGGGGTGAAATGATCCGCATCGACTGCGAACAACGGTCCCCTGAATGGTATGAGGTTCGTCGGGGGATTCCAACGGCATCGGCGTTTTCTCGAATCATCACTCCAAAAACTGGCAAGCCAGCAGCAGCACAGGCCGCATACATTGATGAGCTGATTGCTGAAAGACTGGCGTCTAATTGGCCACCACCACCATCATTTGCTAATGAGGCAATTCTTAAAGGAATCCTAGCTGAATTAGACGCTCGCCGTTGGTATGAGTTTGATCGCGATTGCGACGTTGAAAAAGTCGGATTCTGTTTGTCGGGAAACGGGAGTTATGGGTGTTCGCCAGATGGGTTGCTTCCAGGTGGTGGACTTGAAATAAAAGTTCCGGACCTGAAAACACACATCGGCTACCTTCGAGGCGGCGTGCTTCCTTCGGAATATATTTGTCAGGTTCACGGAAGCATGTTCGTCCGCCAAGTGGATTGGTGGGACTTCCTTTCATACAACACCGACAACGCTCCTCAGTTTGTTTTGCGGGTCAAGCGAGACAAGTTCACGGACCTTCTTGGCGAAGAGGTCGTTAAGTTCTGTGACCGACTCGAAGAAGAGTATGCCAAGGTCACGGAGGGGCACTATGGATGATTCTATGGATGAATGGGGTTACGGTGACGATGAGCCGATCGCATGTTGCCCCTCGTGCGGGATTCCGTACCGGGATCACATGGGTTTGCATGGAACCTGCAAGCAATTGATTGAATCTCAGGCACGGTTGACTTCCGCTATGGGGGCATTGTCGAGTTTGGCGTCGTTGAACTTTCCCCATGGCGTTCAGATCCACATGGGAAAACTTGTATTGTCGGTCACGCTCGCCGTTGAACTGACGAACAAAAACGACGGCCAAGGTCATTCGTGGCATCGCACTGCGAAAGCCCGAAAGGATTACGAGTCGCACTTGCGAGCGATGGGCCACAGCCGCAAGGCATTCAAGAAAAAGGTGAACGTAAGGATTACCAGGATTCTTGGCCGGGGGCAGAAATTATGGGATCAGTCCAGTGTGCTTCGAGGTTCGGCCAAGCAACTGGAAGACGCACTGGTTTCATGTGGATGGTTTGTTGACGACAGTCCCTCGTGGATTGGATTGGTAATCGGGGATCAAGAAACTCCCAAGAAACGAGGCCACCCACAGGTTAGGATTGAGGTGTTTGAACCGTGACTAAGGCGGAACTGGATGAGCGGATTCAAACGGCGATCGGGTTTCTGGTTTGCCAAGGCGTGATGCAAAAAGCAGAAGCAGAAAAGATTCGAGCACGACACAAGCGAAAGAAAGATTTAAATGGCAACAACAAACCGATCGTATTCAGAAGAGTTCAAACTTAACGCGATTAAGTTCTATCAAGAACGCGAAATCACAGCCAATGAAGCAGCAAGACAACTTTGTATTCCGTCCGCGACCATGGGGGCGTGGCTGAGAGCGGCAAACGTTGAGTTGAAAAAGCCTGTCAACCGAAAGATTGCTCAGTGCATCGAACTGCATTTCAATCAAGGGGTTCCCGCACGCGACATTTCCAAGCAACTTGCCATCAACGTTTCGACGGCGACCCGATGGATTGCGGAGGAGATGTATCGGCGATCTAGCCCGCCTCAAAAGCCAAATGAGCAGCCACGACCCCGGCACAGCCTTTCGGTATTGGTTGACTGCTACTTGAAAGACCCGAAGAAAAATCGCAAGGCGTTGAACCTCGCGATCGAAGAACAGAAACGCCTAATGTGGAGTCAGTCATGACAGAAGGGCATCCGTTCACGGTGTACCGCGACATTGGGGACGTTTGGTACAAACTGAATCCATCAGCATTTAAAGCCAAGCCGTTTGCTCGGGATGTGTGCCAGTTTTTGATTCATACTGCTGTAACTGAATGCGATGCAAAAGCATTGGCTATTCGTCAAGAACACCTCCGATTGATCGACGATCATCTCGAGAAAGCACGGAACGGAGTTTGATGTTTACGGAATTGGAATTCGTTGATACGATATCCACTGGGGATCAATGTAAAGCAAATGAGAAAAACGAAAGCAGGGGATTGATCAAATTGAATTCAACGCGGATTGCCGAAATAACGTTTTACATTCTGGGGATATCCACTTTGGTCGGCTTCTTGTTGTGTGGTTGCGAAGCACCATCCCCACGGGCAATCGTAGAGAAAACGATATCTGAGAAACTGGCGTCAACCGAACAGCGATTAGGGTTTGACGTGTTCGATAACAACAACGGATTCAGGTCAAGAGCATCGACGGTTTATTATCTGATTGCCGAAGACGGCACGATGATTGAAGTCACGTTGCGGGAATACGCAAGAGTCAAGATCGGACAGGCGATTCACTCTGCTGATTGGAAGTGAGTTTGCCGAACGAAAAACGAAACGGGGAGATTATGAGCACATGGAAACAAATGCTGGAAGACGCCATGAACTGCCACGGCGAGACGCTGACAGATTTGGAAGCCAACACGATGACCGAAGACGACATGGTGAAGGAGTTTGATAGCGGTTTTGGCGGCATTGAGGGCGTACCGTTCACGGCGTGGAGCGTGAACACTGTGTATTTCCCGATCTGCTACGACGGAGCCGAGTGGGTTGGCAGCGTTGCACGCCACCCGGACGGAAAACCCAGCCCGCATCAGGGCGGCTGAATTTCCGAGCCGAACGAAAAAGGTAACTGGGCCGCGTGCCCAAGAAAGGCTGAGTTATGAAACAAGACAAAGAAGAAACCGGAGTTGCGGCTCCAGTTGACCGCATTGTTCGGTGCATTTGATTTATTCGCACAGAGAGGATGGTGATTGTGATTGTTCTGTTGGTTCATTTATTGGCGATGTGCTTTGTGTCGATGTATTACGGGTATCGCATTGGGTATCGGGAATGCCGGAAAGTATCGCAACAACAATAGTTGCATCATCAGATTTGAGATAGACATGCTTGTTTGATGGTGACTGCAATGCCCAGTAGATGGCCGAGCAAAGTATCGCAAGAATTGCAAAGCCAGCACCGAGATCCTTCAAGTCTTTTGGATTGAATCGTTCGAAGTATTTCAGATACGGATTTGCCTTAATTGCCTCTTGAATCTGCTCGGGAGTGTCGCCACGTTTGATTCTTGCTTGAAGATCCATGATGGCAGATGCCACTTGCTTGGATTGGCTTGCCTGAAAGTATTCGACAGACACCTCGGAATAATCGCCATCTGGGATGTCACCGTCCCAGCCGCATTTTGGACAAGGAGATGCGACATTGCCAATCATATGATGAATAGCACTGCCGCTGACATAGTTGGTTGCAAGCCACACATGAGCACACGATGAATTGCGGCAGATGGCAGGAATCACGATCGGCATGATGTGGGTCCGACAATAATGGAGATATACGTGTCATGGACTATTGTTGGTCACGCGAAGACGACCGTCTGACCGAACGACAAAGGTAACTGGGCCGCGAGCCCAAGAAAGGCTGAATGATGAAACCGAGTGAAAAACAAACCGGAGTTGCGGCTCCAGTTGACCGCATTGTTCGGGACGGGAACGTTGCCGAGAAATTGAATGAATATATTTCTGTTGAAGATCGGTTGAAACGAGTTGAACGATGGATCGAACGGGAGGAGGAATGGCACGACAGTCTTAATGCAGTGAGCGAGAAACACGAAGATGAAACACAGGATGAATGCATCGCGAGATTGCGAAAGAAACGTCTTGCGTCAGCCTCGGCGTGAATGGATCGATTCTTGAATCTTTCCGATTTCTGTTTTCATGGCATCACCGAGAAGTTCGATTGTTTCTGCAAGAGTCTTTTCGCGTGCAGTTGCGTCTGGATCGGATTTAATTGCAGCAGACGATTCAAGGGCGGCTCGAAGATTCTTTTGGAATTGGAAAATGGGAAGCATGCGTTACCTTTCAGTGTCAACATTCGAACGAAACGAGTTTATTTGTAGATTCAAGCGTAGTCTGTATTTCCTAGCCGAACGTTAAAGGTAAGCGGACGGTACTCCGTTCCGTTTGACCGCCTTGTTCGGGGCGGCAAACGTAATTTGGCATTGAAGTGATGGAAAATGAATGTCATCGGAACAGGCGTTGAAGACAATTGATTTTGACTACGAGCGTGATTGCAGGCGTCCGATAAAGGCGTGGATAAAACAGATCATTGAGGAGGATTTTCGTCGATACGTTTCACAACGTGAGGAAGCGAAATTCCATCAGTCAGGCGATCAGAAGCATACGAAAACGCTTTAACCAATTGTTGGAATTGATGTCGTTTTGCATCAGGGTCATCGGCATTCTTGATATCAGTTGCCATCCGAGAGAGGATCAGTTCAAGTCCCATTACGGTATGGGCCATGAGTTGAAGTGAGCGTGTTTCGTATTCTGTCACAGCGGTATCCGAATGAGCGAGTTTACTTGTGAATCCAACCGTAGTCTGAATTTCCGAGCCGAACGACAAAGGTAACTGGGCCGCGTGCCCAAGAAAGGCTGAATGATGAAACCGAGTGAAAAACAAACCGGAGTTGCGGCTCCAGTTGACCGCATTGTTCGGGGCGTTTATAGGATTGGAAATGACAATGAGTAGTGTAACTAACAACAATGGTTATGTTGTCGATCCGGTGGATTATCAACACGGCCCGTTGCCAAAAGTGAGATTCATTGGAGAAGGATTGCACGATCATAGTCTAGTCGCCATCCAGAAAACTTCATTGAGTGGTTCGGTTCAAACAAAAGATCAATATTTGAATTTCGGACAGCATGCATTGATGTCAGTATATGACCAATTTGACCTGATGTGACGCCGACAGCGACAAACATGGATTTGTCTTTCGTGAAAAAGTCAAGATAGCTGGCAACGTGCTCGAGTTCTTTCAAAAGCGGTAGGCATGTAGTTGAATCACGATCCTCGACAAGAATTGCACTAGGAATGAATTGAGGAATGCCAGTCGAGGGATTTGTCGGAATGCGTTTGTCTACGATAATGAAATATGGAAACATCGCAACATATTCGCCAACGTTAGTCATTGTGTGAGTTCTTTCAGCGTCAACATTCGAGCGAAACTAGCGTAATTGGATTCTGAATTTCCGAGCCGAACGAAAAAGGTAACTGGGCCGCGAGCCCAAGAAAGGCTGAGTTATGTCTAAGCAAACTCAAGTTGTGGTTCTCGTTGTGTTGTCTGTGGTGTTTGGGTTCTCATTCGTTGCAGTTTGCGGTCAAACCGTTGTCCCCCTGTTGGCTAAGGGCAGTGGTCCTAATGGGGTGACGGTCGCCACGTCGGGGTGGTTGCAGTTGATCATCACGGGGCTGGGTGCTGGTGGGTTTTCTCTTGCGTCGGTAGTTGTCGTGCTGAAGAACTTGGCAACATTGATTCCGAAGACCAATCCATTTCATTCCGTGGTCTCACCGGCAATCGACGTGTCTCAGATACTGCTGTATCAGCAGGCTCACAAGAACGCCAAGTCTCAAGAAGAGAAGGACCAAATACGATCAGCGGCCAAACTGGCTGCTGCATCGTTGTTTGATGAATTGTTTCCTGCATGAGTGTTGACAAATCAATCAAAGAATTCCTGAAGGGGATTGATCGTGAGAACATTGTTTTCCAGCGTATTGCTGATCATCGCCGGATGTGGGCCACTGACGGTCAGTCCGACGAATCCCATCAGTCCCGAAGACTCGAAGCCTGCGGAAAGTCTGTGGACTGTGCTTGCCGATTCCATCGACAATCCCGACACATACCCCAAGAACACCACGCAACTTCAGTTGATGATGCGTCACATGCGGTCACTTGGGAAAATCACGGATGAGCAAGTGACGGAAGTTGCGAACCTGTTCGGCGGGTTCAAGAAAGAAGTAGCCCTGACGAAGAATCATTCGGATTTGATTCGGGGAATCAGATGAACGAATCCTCGTTGCCAGTGTCGCCAGACATGCTCACAGCATGGGACGGCAGAAGACCCCACTGGCAACGAGAACTTCAAGCATGGAAGCGGTGTCTGTTAAAAGACTTTCCGATTCCACCCGGATGGAAAGTTAGCGTGAGGACATGCAAGACTCATCCAGACAAATGCTACGGAACATGCGAGCAGCATTTCGAAATCAAGACATACCGAATCTTGATCCAAAAAGACGACTGGTTCAAGATGGTTGATACGCTGTGGCATGAATGGGCACACATTCACGACCACTCGCACGGGGACGAATTTCATATCCGATACGGCCAAATCTACAGACGCTACATTGAGGGGACCGAATGAGCGAACTTGGAAACGGTAATGGGGTTCGAGAATTTCCAACAGGGGCGACTCGCAATCTCTCGACAACGAAAATCAATCCGGCAAAGTGCTTAAGTCCGCTTGTAATTCAGCGTTACGCCGAATACATGCGTGACACGAGACGGCAATCCGATGGCACGTTAAGAGGTGACGACAACTGGAAAAAGGGGATTACACTGGAGTCATACATGGAATCCGGTCAGCGGCACAGTCTGCATTGGTGGACGATTGACTCTGGCGTGCCTTACGTCTCCGAAGACGACGGGCATTCCATCGACATTGAGGAAGCTTGTTGCGCCTTGATGTTTAATGTGATGGGATATCTGCACGAAACCATTAAAGCCAGAACAGGAGCGTGACCTGATGGCTGGACCTGCAAAATCTGCAACGAGAATTGAGGCCGAGCGGCTGTGTAAAGCGTTTCCTGATACGGCTACCAGAACGCTGGCCAAGCGCATGTCGGAATCCCATAAATGCACGATTGAAACTGCAAGGAATTCGATTCGCACTGTGCGAGGAAACATGGGAAAGCAGCATCGAGAACAAACCGCAGACAAGTCATTGTTCCGAGAACCCCGACAGCCAGGGGAGCTTTTGGAGATGCCTCCGAGTTTGGCGGAACCGTGGTTGCCGTTTGATCTGGGGCGAGGCATTCGCGTTGCAATCCTGTCTGATATTCACGTCCCGTATCATTCGCCAACCGCACTTAAGGCGGCGGTTGACTACACAAAAAAGCGTAACCCGAATGTTTTGTTTCTGAATGGAGACTTTGCGGACTATTACACTATCAGCCGACACCAGAAAGATCCTTCGAAGCGAGACTTCAAAGGTGAGATGAAGGCAATTCGCGAGGGACTGGCATGGTTGCGTCAGCAATACGGTTCTGAATGCCGGATCGTTTACAAACTAGGTAATCATGAAGAGCGATGGCAGCATTACCTTTGGAACTTTGCCCCTGAAATCAGCGACGATCCACGAATGGATATCGCGGAATGGATTGACGCGGCGAAATACGGGATTGAGGTTGTTGGCGATCAGCGTCCCGTGCTGATTGGGGATCTTCCAGTTTTGCACGGCCACGAACTTGGCAAGGGTGGGGTTGCCGCACCGGTCAATCCCGCTCGCGGATTGTGGCTGCGTACCAGTGGTACAATGCTAATTGGTCACGGACATCGAACAAGCCATCACGTTGAGCCAGATTGGCAGCACAAGCAAACGTCGTGTTGGTCAACGGGTTGCCTGTGTGATTTGAGTCCTGAATATGCTAGGGTCAACAAATGGAATTGGGGAGCTGCGTTCGTGCAAGAAAGCAATGGGTTTGAGGTGGACAACTTTCGTATCGGTAAATTCGGAGAAATCTGGAAATGAACTACGGCTACGTTTACGATCCCGACAGAATCGCAGCGGCAAAAGAGCGAATGACATCGGCTGGGTTTGCCACGTCGTTTGACGCTGATCGACCGCAACTCAAGGGCCACTGGGAACAAACAAAATCCCGTGGCGTAACGATGGTACTCGCTCAGGTTGATGAACTCAAAGCGACCGGGGTTAATCGACCGTCAAACGAACAGCGGCGGGGGACGTGCGTTGGTCAAGGGTCTGGCCGGTCGATCGTTGATAAACTCAATAGCATGATTGCCGACAAGTCAATCGTTTGTAAGCCAACCGAAGTTGCCGCCGAGGTCATGTACGGATACCAGAGAAAAAAGCGATGGCGACAAACGCACCCGTGGGGATGCCAATGCGGGAATTGCCCTGACGGATTAACAGGCCAAGACGCTGCTGAGCATTACTCAATGCAGGGTGTTGTGCCTCGCGGAATTTACGGTGGTGTTGATTTATCCAAGCCAAACGAGCAACTGGCGATCACCTGGAATAACATCGGCGTTCCGTCGAATCTTCTTGAGGTCGCATCGAACCACAAGATCATCTGTCATGCCAGTCAATCGTGGGATGAATACGCGGACGCAATCTCCGCCAAACATTGGGGCTGGGTGTGCTTGCCTGGGATCTGTCAGGCCACGTCCATTGATAAAGATTATTGTTGTCGGATTGACGGCGGAGGTGGGCACTGTACCGAATGCTGCGGTGTTGTGGTCTTGCCAAATTACGAGACAGCATTCATCATGCAGCAGTCTTGGGGAAACGCGATCCAGTATCCCAGATTTATCCAGACGATGAACGGTCCGCTGATGCTTCGGCAGGGATCTTACGCGGTCAGGCAATCTGAACTGGAACGGTTGGGGAATCAGGTCGAACGGCATTCGTGCGACATCCCAACGTCGTCAGCATTTTAGGAGGCGATACAAATGGATGTGTGGTCGAATCCGTTTACGCAGGCGGACATTGACGAGTACGAGAAACTTCGCAAGGAAAAAGACCTGCCGTCAGTGACCAGAATTAAACCGTTACCAAAACAAGGGGAATCGACATGAAGCGAGAATGGATCTTTGCGTTGATTGTGGCGTTGTTTGCGGGCCTCGCATTCGCGGACGATAAAGCAATTGTTGACGTTGCCGAAGCGGCTGTGTGGGTGGCACAGAATCAATTCCCGGCATTGGAGGCGGACGTATTCCAAGGCAAGTCGCCTGAACCGATTGAGGTTGAGTTCGTCAAACAAACTTTGGTCAGCGATGTGCTTCCGGCTCAGTTAATTGTCAGGCACTGGAAGCGTGGGTGTGCCCAAGGCAATCGCCAAGTACGCGACATCAACGCCACATTGAAACCACTGAAATGGATCATCGGTGAAACTGCCGACTGTCAAATCATGCTGATTGAAACCGAAGATCAATCGTATCCATGCCCGACGATTGAACTGTATCAACGCGGAACGATCATCAAAACTTGGACGGGATACCAATCAACCGAGGTTCTTTCTCACGAACTTCTTGCGGCGTGGAATGGTGCTGGACCGGCTCCTGTGATTTCACAGGCTGGAAATGCGGGAGCGATTAAAGGCAAGCAGCAGATTAAAGATATGCTGACATGGTGGAGAACGAACATTGGTGAGGGCGTGAAAGCCACGGCACGATGGGACCGCACTGGAGCACAGACATTTCCATTGTTGGCCAAAGGCGATTGGTCAGTCGGTGCGTTGTGTGGCAAGTACGGTCATGCCGAATTGTCGGCCAAGGGTTCAAAGCTCCCGATTGATGCGATAGGCTTCGGATACAAGGTCAACAACAATGACTTGACGTTCGACATCGACCCGCTGACAATCAGCGTGCTGAAGTTGAATCAACCGACATCAATCAAAGCGGGACCATCTGAGTTTGGGCCGAGTACATTACTCACCGTAGTTACCGTAATGCGGGGAATCTACTCGCTACTCAATCCGACCTGCGACCTGCAATTGGGAGGGACCGTATCAGCGACTGGTGTTCTCAGCGGTGATATGTTGGCGATCGACTTCGAAGCCTGTCCGTCGATCAAGTTGGTGGCGTTGTTCACGTTTCAGTTGGCGGTGAAACGACTGGAAATCAAGGCGGATTCGGTTCGGGTGGTGTTCACCGGATCAAGGCTCGTGAAAGAGCGGACGTTTGCGGTTCAATAAAAAAAAGGGGAGGCGATCTTGTCTACGGTGCTTGCGGTAATTGGGTGTGTGGGAACGGTTGTTTTGTGGGGATTGTTATGCTGGGTTTGTCGGGAATACAAACGCGAAATGCTGGCCGCGACGCAAACAATGAAGAATCAAAAATCGACAATTGACGCGATGATTGAATATCGCGGGATCGATCGAGAAAAACTTCTGGCAATTAAAGCCAGCGTTGCCGAGCGGGACGAAACGATTGTCAAACTTGAGGCTGAGGTCCAGCGACTTCAAGGATTCATCCAAGGTCACGAACAGACGATTGCTGACGGAACAAAGATCATTGCGGAATTGCGTGAGCAAAGCATTCGGTCAACTGAACACAACAACTCATTGCGGAATGAGAACACCGAACTGTACAGGCAATTGGATGTACTGAGAAAAGCCTTCCGGGAACTTGAACTGAATGTCGAAACTCGCGGAGGCCAATCGCTGGACCTGAATACGGCGTGGCACATGACGGACAAACCGCTTGACGTGAAGCAGAAGTATCTTCTTGATGACACTCCGCTTGACGATGACGGCTCGGGTGTGGTAGATTTGAAGCCATACGGAGAGTGATCGGAACGCTTGAACTCGGTGAGAGGGGGTGATCCTTGAATCTGTTCGGATGGTTGCTGAAGTTAGCGACCGATCTTTTTCACTTGCGACAGAGAGTCAACATGACTTCACAAGAAATTGCGTCAATCAAAGTTGCCTACCAAGCATTTCGAAATGATGTTGTGTCCATCGTCACTGGACTGCAAGCCAAAATTGCGGACCTTCGATCGCACCTGGAATCAGTCAGCGCCGATCCAGTGGCAGTTGATGAACTGCTGAAGGAGATTGAGGCGGACCACATTGCGTTACTGTCTCCTGAATCGGAACCCGCCGAGATCGTTGATGCATCGGCTTAAGTCGGAGTCTGCCATGATTCTGAGTCAAGTCGATCCACTCGCCGCAGCAGATAAAATCCCGAAATCCCGTGACGAATTACTCGTTTGGGGTTGCGGGATTTTCATTCTTTTGATGGTGGGAATTATTGTCACTGGCGGGAAGTTTATTCTCAGCCAAGTCACGAAACTGCAAGACGAAACATTTGCAATGGCCGAAAAGTTCTCAAACGAGATCCAAAAATCTCGGGCGGAGTTTTTGGCTGAACAGGAAAAGGGACGAGTGTTTCACGCGCAACAAATGCGAGAGATGCACACGGAACATCAAGAGACCGTTGACAGACTAATCCGAGCCTATGAGTCAAGGATATCCCGTGAGTGAGGCTGATTTCACAAAACTGGCTCAGGTTCTTCGGTCTACAATCGTGTCATCAATCATGTCGTCTATTTGGATCTCGGTTGCCATCAGCCTGTTAATCAGTTTGCCAATGCTATTTTTCATCATTTCGTTTTCGTTACACCCCATTGAACTTCGCTTGGATCGGATCGAAAGACAACGAGGCGACAGCCGAACCATTCAAATCAATGAGCGTCCTGTTACGACCGACGAAAACATCAGAGACATATTAAAGCAACGGGGAGAGTTATGACTTGCGAACAACTCAGAGCGTCGATTGCCACGCTGAACGCCGAGAATACGGAACTGTCCGCACGAATCACGCAAGACAATGCAGCGGTGACTGCCGCACAAAACGCATTGACGGTCGCAATGAAAACACTGAAGACCGACACGGATAAACATCAAGCCAACAAGACTAAGATCACCATGCTTCAGGCAAAACTGAAGATGCAAAATTGCCCTTGAAAGGAATTTTATGCAGCTCGACGTTTGGATCGGATTTGATGATTTCTTGGGAAAGACGGACGCCGAATGCGTCGAGATCATGTGTCATGAGAGTGTGACCAAAGACCACTCGCTGTGGAACTACACGCGAGTTTACCAAGCGTTCGGATTGACGGTTGCCGAGGCGGTGTTCCAGCGGTTGATTGCAGACGGAATGGAAGCTGCCGCGCTGACTTACAAAGACCCTGGGATTGACGTTAGTCTGGATGAATCGCAAGCCGCTTTGTTGTCGTGGGGATCGGACCCAGTGATTGGGGCTTCAGCGTTGGCATTGCGTGCAATCGGAGTTCAGCGAAACCCGAAATGGACACTCTACGGATTCCCAAGTGCTCCAACTGAATCCGACGTGTCAGCCGCAAGGTTAAGTCGAACAGAAAAAGCCGAGTCGCAACAGTTTTCCGACGAAGTTTGGAATGCACTGATTCGTTCCGGCGCAACGAAAGCCCAGTTAAAAGCCGCTGTAGCGGGGTGGTGAAATGGCAATCGGACGATTCAGGCTACTTGATTCGTGGGAAGTGCTTTCGTCCACAGCATTCACGTCTTTTGCGTTAAATGCCGCTACCAATAGTGTCGGAGCGGTGTTCGCATTCGAGGGCGGTCGCGGCGCAATTACTAAGGTGATGCTCAACACAACGTCGATCACCTCTCCTCCTACTTACACGGTAGACTTACAGGGCGTTTCCAGTAGAGCCACTCCGAATGGTACGGTATACGGAGGCGGAACTGCGAGCGGAACGTTTGTCCCAGTCGTCGGGATCAACACCGTAACGCTGGCGACGCCATACTCGGGCACTCCAGGCGACCAGATGCAAATCGTAATCAACTCAGCGTCTGCTGCGGTTGGTGCAACAGCCAGCATTGTAACTAGGGTCACGAACACTGGCGGTTCTGTTGGCTTGCCGTATGCCGCTCAACAATCCGCAGGAACTTGGGCTGTGGTTTCGGCGGGGATGCCGTCAATTTGTCCCATATACGCTGACGGGTCTGTCGGAACAGGGTTTATTTGCCCAGCTTCAATCGCCAACTCAGTCCCAACATCGTCCAGTAATCCCTATTACGTCGGCAACACATATACCCCGCCAGTCGATTGCGTTTGCACTGGGGTGTATTTGAGTGCCCGCGTGGCATCCGGGTCCAATTTTGTTTTGTCGGTCTATTCTGGAGCAACACCAACGCTAGTGGGATCGGCTCCTACGTTCATCGTCGATAAGATGGCATCGTCAATTGGCGGTGTGTTTTCGCATTTCGTCCCGCTCTCAGACTCTTTGTCGATGACGGCCGGCGTGCAATATCGATTCGTCCTGAATATGACATCTGCAACCGCATTCACAACGCAGGTTGTTCCGACATTTTCCTCTCAGGCGATCCGCGAGTCATACTCAGGACTGCTGTTTGCGACGACCTCGCCGAGTGCTGTCGCATTCACTGACAATCAATTGGCGGTGTACCCGCTTGTTCCTAAGATCGAGGCTGTTACAAACTCAAGTGGTGGTGTTATGTTTCAGCGAAATATGACAGGGGGCTTTGCGGGATGAGTGAATACATTTATTTCGGGCTAACGTCGCAATCAATTGACCTGTTCGCGAACGACACGTCGTCAACTGTCGGAGCCGGACTGTCTGGATTACTGCATAACTCGCCAGGGATTCAGGCAGCATATCGAATCGGAGCAAGTGGAACCGTCACGTCGTTTTCCCTAGTCACTCAAACAGTTGGGGCGGCGTGGGTATCGGGGGGCTTCGTCGAAGTCGATCCATCACTAATGAAAGGTGTGTACAGGCTGGACTTGCCAAACGTCGTTTCGGGAACCGAAGCATTCGTGACGGTCTATTTGTCGGGTGCTGCGAACATGGGGCCGATTGTCCTGAGACTGGATTGTAAGCCGCTTGCTGTGGACGTGCGGCGAGTTGACTCACAATCTGCCAACGCAGCCGCAGCCGTGACATTTCCGGCGACGATTGCCAGCACGACGAACATCACGACAGCAACCGGAATCACAGTCTCCACAAACAATGACAAGACGGGATATTCTCTGGCGACAGCACCACCAACGTCATCGGCAATTGCGGCGGAAGTTTGGGGCTCTCTGACAACGACAAACTGGGGAGCGAATTCGTTCGGAAATTTTGTACTGGTTGCCAGCAATAGCCACAGAACTGTGCAAGTGACCGGGTCTCATCACATTGCCAGTGTTGTTCATGACATGCAGCCGGATGTGATTAACGCATCGGCATTAGCGACGGATGCGGTTACTGAGATCGTGTCGGCCACATTGACTGCAATGTATGTCGATGGGGCCACAAACAAACTGAAAGTTAACGCGGACAATACCGTCAACGCAACTGTCTCGGGAACAATCGTCAATTACGTCACGATCCCTTCGGCGGTGGCTCAGGCGTCAATTCTCGCAGCTCAGATCACGGCAGTTCGCGGCGATACCCTTACGGTTTCTTTGCCTATTATGGGAAGTCTTGTGGGCAGAACGGGCCTAGTGTTTACGGCCAAGAAATCTGTAAGCGATTCGGATGCTGAATCAATTCTTCAGGTCAGCGAATCTGGCGGGCTAATGATCCTGAATGGCAGCACGTCGATCATTGGAACTGCACAGCTTTCCGTGACAAACGCTACGACAGGTGCAGTCAATTTGACACTATCGGCGGCAACAACCGCAACAATTCCGCTATTTGACTATTTGTGGGATTGTCAAAAAGTGTTATCATCTGGAGTCAGTACGCCAATCAACGGCGTGTTGTCAGTGACAGGGGACGTGACAAGGAGTACGAGTTAATCATGGGTGAACAAGAAATCGAACCGTTCCTAGAAGACAATCGCCAAATGGCGAAAGATCTTCGCATGATCAACATGGCGATCAGGCGAGGATGGAAGGTTGACGACGAAACGAAAGAAATTCTGATTCAGAGAATGGTAGAAGTCGCCAAGAAAACCACAGTCGCCGTTGCTACGTCAACCGGAATTCAGGACGTGGAATCAATTGCAGACAGTAACGCAATTCGAGCTGCTGCAATCTTGCTCAGCATGGAATCTCAAAACATGGCTCGGCAACATCACGCCGAAGACCAAGGCAAGAACAAAACGCAAATCAACATCGACAATCGACGGGTGTTAGTGTTGCCATCAAACGGCAGGGAAAGCGTTGAAATCAATGTCAGCGAAAACGATTGAACCCCACAAAGGGCCGCAAACTAAATTCCTGTCCTCACGGGCAGATATTGCCATTTACGGTGGCCAAGCAGGCGGCGGGAAATCTTGGGCACTGCTCGTTGATGGTGCGAGGAACATTGATAATCCGAAGTATCACGCTGTCATTTTTCGCCGAACATCTCCACAGATCACAAACGCGGGTGGACTGTGGGACGAATCACTTAACATCTACCCATTGCTGACAAACAAGAGTCCTAAGACAGGCGATTTGGAATGGCACTTCGATTCGGGTGCGAAGATTTTGTTCCGCCACTTACAGCACGCAAGCGATGCACGATCATGGCAGGGATCAGCCATTGCATATCTTGCGTTTGACGAACTGACGCATTTTGAGGAATCGCAGTTCTGGTATCTGATGTCTCGAAACCGCTCCACATGCGGGATCAGGCCATACATTCGAGCGACAACTAATCCAGTTCCCGCAGACGATCCAACTGGAGGGTGGGTGCGACGGCTGATTGATTGGTGGATTGACCCAGTGAGCGGGATTGCAATTCCAAAGCGATCTGGCGTCATTCGGTGGTTCGTCCGTGTGAACAACGAACTTCATTGGGCTGATTCAGCAGACGAATTGATTATCAAGTTTGATGGGATGAAAGACATCACACCCAAGTCGCTCACGTTCATTCCCGCGAAACTTGAAGACAATCCGACAATGGCAAAACTTGACCCGAACTACAGGGGTAACTTGCTGGCGTTGCCGGACGTGGAAAGAAAACGGCTACTGGAAGGCAACTGGAACGTCAAGGCGCAAGCGGGGATGTTCTACAAGGTTGGAAAAATTCAAATCGTTGACGCTCTTCCCGCAGGTCTGAGGTATTGCCGTGCATGGGACTTAGCGGCGACGGAAGGTGCTGGCGATTGGACGGTTGGAGCAAAACTCGGAAAAGACAACCATGGGTTTTTGTACATTGCTGACGTTGTTCGAGGTCAATGGGAATCAAGCAACCGAGATAACCAGATCTTGAATTGCGCAAAATCTGATGGCCGATGCACGATCAGGTTGCCGCAAGATCCTGGGGCCGCAGGAAAGTCAGACGGCCAGAGGCTGGTACGGATGCTGGCGGGGCACAACGTGAAGTTGCTGTCAGTTCGAGGCGACAAGGAAACACGAGGAAGCGGGTTTGCGTCACAGTTAAACGCTGGCAACGTTCGAATGCTTCGAGCACCGTGGAACGCCGCACTAACGCAGGAACTTGACGCATTTCCGACAAAAGGATACGCAGACGATCAATGCGATGCTTGTGCTGACGCAGCAGCGGAATTGTCGGCAAAACAACATGTGGTAATTGGAATTGGGGAAAGCGAAGAGGATCGTTCACCGCCAAACAGATATCAGTCAATGCTGGAAGACGACGATTCAGATTTGATCGTAATGCCATTGCCACCGGATGGTCGGCGTACTGTTTTCATAGGGATATAACATGGGATGGTTTGACTTTTTGAAGCCACGGCAGGCTCAGTCTGATGCGGTCATGAAAAACCAAATTGCCGTTGGGATGCGTCAAATGCTTGGCGGAGCGTTGGCGGGTTCGTGGGCAACGGACCATCGCGAAGAAGTCAATCACTACACTGGATTCAATCACGTCGTAATTTCGGCAATCGCAGATCAGTGTGCAGCAGCGGACGTGAAGATTTATATCGACAAGGACAATGAGTCGGGGTCGAGGAGAAAAGCATTAAAGTCTCGATTCAAATCAATCGAACGGTACAAAGCGGTTTACGGAACAAAAGACTCTGACGTTCAGGAAGTCCCTGGGTATCACCCTTTATTTCAGTTGATGAAAACCCCGAATCCATATGAGTCGGGAGGAATGTTTCGCTTCAAGCAGGCAATGCAATTGCGATTGACGGGAAGCTGCCTGGTGTGGAACGTGCCTAGCATCGCTGGTACGACGTGCCAGAGGTATGTTCTCCCAACGGCAATGACAACCCCCGTCATGAAGACGCTGGAAATGCCGCTAGGAGGATGGCGAGTATCTGGCTATTCATCTCGATACATTCCACTCGACGATCAAGGGTTCACGGAAGGGTCTCCAACTTGGGTAAACCTGCTGGGGAAAATCATTGACGCACGCCAAGTACAAGTGATTAGATACCCTCATGCTTGGTGGTTTGATGATGGGCAAAGTCCGATTTCAGCCGGAGCCGAGTGGGTTGACACAGAGCAGGGAGTTAATCGATGCCGCGCAGCGCAACTGCGAAACGGCGTTGATGGTTCAATTCTTTACACTCTTCCTCCAGACGCTGCGCCGGACCAAGATGAAGTGGACCGGATTCAGATGAAATTAACGAAGCGATACGGAGGCGTTGACAATGTTGGCAAAGTGATTGTTGCTCAGTCCGGAACGACCGTCACGCAATTGAGTACCGATGCCCGTGAGATGTGTTTCACAGAGGCATGGGACGACGTTAAATCTGCAATCCTCGCATTGCATCACACGCCCCCAGTAGCGATCGGGATTCAAGAGCCTGGGGCTTATGCGGCGTACTACGCTTCAATGCTTGCATGGAGACTTGGGGCGATTCAACCGCTTTGCAATATGCTGGCCGAATCAGATTCCATGCACCTCGCACCTGAATTTGGGGACCATCTCACGGTCGAGATCGACGCGCCTATCATGGACGATAAGGACCAAGATGAGAAGGAGTTCACCAACAACGTCAACGCTGGGATCTGCACCTATGACGAACTAAGAGCGATCCGAAATCTTCCCCCGCTTCCAAATGGCGAAGGTAATAGGCTGTGCGGCGGGCGAGCAATTCCCGACAATGCGAAAGAATCTGCGAAACTTGACGGCAACGCCGACAAATCAAACGATGAAGAGGTAGGCAAATACATTCCGAAAAATCCTTTTGAAAGCGAATCAAAAGCCTTGAAAGCGGCGGTTGAGGCAGCGAAGATCACGGATGCGGAGTGGGAAATGTCCCAAGCGAAATATCGCCAAGGGCAAACAACGGATGCGTTT